AACTCATCTGCGAATCTACCTGTATATTGGTGTTCTCCTACATGAGTAATATGATCCATAATCCAAGCATAACATTTGCCCCCAATATCTTTCCATCTTTTACAAAAAGCAAAATCTTCGCCTAAATAATGTTTTTTTTCAGGAATATACATAGTATCAAAAAAGTTATACATATAAGGTAATCTTGTATTTTTTCCATTCATTACTTGGTCTTGCTCTATCTTCATACTATCTCCATAATGTGCTATTAATTTTTCAAAAACTTCTCTTTTAATCATCATAAAACCAGTAGGAGAATGAGTAACTTCTATCACGTTATCTTTAATTTTAATTTCATTATTGTCAGGTACTTTCATAGGATATCTATAAAAAGCTTTATCTTTTAAATCAGTAGCTTTTTTTATTTTTCCTTCTTGGATCATAGAAAAACCTTTGTCCCAATTCATATCTTTAAGTGGATAAGGAATTGAAATTACTTCTTTATCACATGCAACTAATCTGCCTGCTGCACCTTCGTTAAAAGAAATATCCGAGTCAATAAATAATAAATGTGTGTATTTAGATTCTAAAAAAGCAGAGACACACATGTTTCTACCTTGTGTAACTAATGAAGACTTCATTAATTGAAATTTAATTTTAACTTTATTTTTAATACACCATTTTTGTAACTCTAATAAAGATTGTGTATAGTGAATAGAACATTCACTATGTACAGGAGTTGCAACAAATAAAGAATAAGGTTTTAAATCTACAGGAGGTTCCGTGGTTCGTGGTTCTTGATTAAACCATATTGGTTCATGATTTTGCATCTAATATTCCTTGTAAAAATTGAGACCATTCATGTTTTCTACTTTCCCAATTATAAAATTTTTTATAAAAATTCATTTGTGATTTTAATAATTCTTGCATACCAGCAGTATGTAATCTTTCAGCAATACCTTCGATCGCATAAGCAAAGGAAGCTGCTAAATTTCTATAGTCTCTGTTGTATTGAACATAAGTTGGCCATTCACTACATGTTTCAAATAGAGCACCATAGTTTGTTACGATACTATGTAAACCAAAAGATAAAGCTTCTATGGCTGCAATACAAGAAGTTTCTTCCCATATATTAGGATAAGCATAAATATGACATTCTTTTAATTTTTCTATAATTTCTTTATTAGAAGCAAAGCCGTGATACTCTACATTCTTTAATTGTTTAGCTTGCTCAAATAAAGGACGATAGCTTTCATCTGTCTTTTCATAAAAGTCTGTTCCATAAATTTTTGTAGAAGAATAAACGTGACATTTAATTAAAGGATTTTTTATTAATTGCATTGCCCCTAATAAAACTGATAATCCTCTCCACGGAGTAGAAGTAAAAATTAAATTAATAGGATCTCCTTTTTTATAAACATTTTGTTTATCAGGAAAATCTTCAATAGCATTTTTAATAACTACACATTTTTCAGAAGGTACATTAAAAGCCATTCGATATTTTTCTGCACACCAATGGCTATTAAAAACATACCATTCATATTTTTTATGGTTATCTTTATTCATAAACCAAGGAACCAAATTAGGTTGATCGTATGAATTTTGTACCCAAAGGATATTTATTTTGTCTTGTGCTAAAGGAATTTTTTCTGGAACGGAAGTAGTGATTTGAAATTTATTTAATAGATTATTGTCTACAAACTTAAAGAGTAAGTTATATTGTAATTCGGTGCCACCAATAGGAAGATGCATTATCTTGTATTTATTTCAGTACCGATTCTTGTTTGAAGTTTAGATAATTCAGAATGATCGTTTTCAAATTGTACATGAATATCTGAAACTATTTTTGCAAGGCCGTTTACTAGATGCCGAATATTTTCATATTCAAAAACTATTTTTTGATTTTGTTCTAATGCTTTTATTTCTTTTTCAGAAAAATGCATTTCACATTGTTTCTTTTTATAAACAAATTTCATTTGTTAGGGTTTGTTCCACCTTTAGTATGTAAAGAAGCAACTGTAATTTCTAAATCTTGTCTAAAATCATCAACAGTTGTGTCTGTACTTGGATCAGCTACATCTGCATCAAATGCAGCTTTATCAGCATATACAGTACCTGTTCTTTTATTTTTAACAACCTCTTTTGCAATTGCTGGTATTTTTATTAAATCATCACTCATATTTTTTCCCAATGCGGTTTTAAAATGTTTTTAACATCTTCACTATAAGATTTTTTTGTTTTTATGTCAAACGCTATTGTAACCCTTTTTTGATCTGATTCAACTTTATCTGTAAAATGATCAACCCAACTAGGAAACAAAGTTATTTTTCCAGGTTTATTTTCACTTTTAAATATTTTTTTAGAATAAGGCAATTCATAATAAGTATTTGTTTTATCTACATTGATACAAATATGGCCACTTAAATAAGCTAAACTTTCAATGTTATTGGCATGATTATGTTTCTTTATTTCCTCTCCTTTTCTCATAACATTAAACCAACATTGAACAAAATAATCTTCATCTATATTTAAATTTAAAGAATGTAAAAAATTATCATGAGATTTTCTTATATATTTTTTTAAAAAAATAAATTCATCAAACTGAAGTAAATTATAATATATAAATCTGCTTGTTACGCTTTCTTTATTTAATTGAGTTCCTCCATGATCATAAGGAGGATATTTGTTAATTATTTCTTTTTCTTTTTGTAATAGAATTTTTAAAATTAAATCTGTATTAATTGATAAATTGTCTTCAAATATAAAAAATGAATATTCAGGACTAAAAAAATTAGATTTTTTTTCATTCTTAAAATTAAGAATTTTCATTAACGACCTTGACGGTTGTATTTTTTATAAGATCTTTTTTTTGATTTGTTTAAACTTTTTGCGTGACGGCCTGGACGTTTACGAGGTTTTGGTCTTGGGACATAATGTATAAATTTTTGCTTAGCCATTTTTATACCATGCACCTATAACATACCTATCATTTTTTTCAAGACAAGTAACTCTGTGTAATTTTTTAGATTCAAAAAGAACTATTTTACCAATCTTTGGAACAATAGAATAGTTTTCTAATTCTGTTCTTCCACCAATATAATCTTCATTTAAATAAGTAATAGAAGTATAATCATAATAAATTGTATCATCATGCCAATCATGTTGTTCTCCAATAGGCCAATACACAAGTTCAATATTAATTAATGAATCTAATGGTTTTATTTTTTTGTAAAGATTTATAATACTGGTAATGTTTGAATCATCATTAATTTTAAATAAATCTATTCTTCTTCTTTTTTTAAAAGCTTCAGAAAGCTTTATATTATCTTTATAAAAATCAATTAAATAATTACAAATATTTTTATGTAAAAAATTTTCAATTTCAAACATTAGCCATTTTGATCTTCTCTAGATATTTCTAAAATTGATATTGTTCCAGATATAACATTTATCGTACCTGCTTGTATTTTCAAGATATCGTTTTCTTCTAAGATAATAGGCCCTAACGCAGCATTCGTTGTTGAGTTTGCACTCACACTACTGTGGCTTATTTCGTAAGTTGTTGAAGCAGAAGAATCGGTAACATAAACTTGGACTTGTACGGTTCCAGTTTCGTTAGTGTATTGTATATTTTGAATAATAGCTCTTGCGTTAGATGGACAAGTATAAACAGTTGTTATATCTGTCGTATCTAAATCAAAGAAAGCATTTTTATATGTATTAGCCATTATTGATACCTTGCATTGTACCAACTAAATCTTTGCAATTCTTGTTTAAGCTCTTCTTGAAAAGATGTATTTAATTGATTTTTAATTTGATCCAACGCTTGTAGTTGTTGTTGTTGATTACTAGTATCGTATTCCGTAGTAGGTTGAGGAATAGTTACATTTATTTTTGCCATTATCTTCTCCCGTCTGGTTGCACGTCTGCTCTAAAAGTTCCATATCTCCAAGATTGACCTGTGCCAGTATTTGATATTTTTAAACTTGCTGCTCTAGCTCTAGCTCTTGTATCTACTTTTTGTGTAGAACTATTAATTGTAAAAGGCCCTAAAGAAGAGGATGCAGAAGTGTCTGTTGGATAGTCTTTTAAATTAATTGTAATAATTGCATTACCATCTAATCTTTTAAAGTCAGGAATAAATCTTCTTATTTTTTGAAATACCTCTCCATCTCCGTCTTGGTGTAATGAAAAATCACCTGATTCAATAAAAGCTTGAATAGCGGTTGTTGTTCCATCAGCAACCTGATCTGTTCCATTTTCATGAGACCAATAAGTAGAAGACCCGTTGTAATTTGAGACTCCTTGTATTGTAGGAAAAGTTGGAGTACCTGTTGAATTCCAAGATGTTTTGTATGGATTATCAAATAGGTTTGAATCGTAGGCCGTGGTTCGTGCTAAAGAACTCGTGTACCAACAGTTCTCTCCTTTATTAAAGGTAACTGATCTATCAATAACTGTAGAGTTTGCTGAAGGATAAAACCACGTAACTTCTCCAAATAAACGATTTTCTGTACAATAAACAATTTTACCTTGATTGTAATTAATTCCTAAATCTCCTGGGTTATTAGTTGTAAATACAAAATCTTCTACAGTACATCTTAAAGTTTCTACCGTACCATTAAAGTAATTAAACCCACCCGCATCATCCATCCAATAAACAATACCATCTTTATAAACGATTGCATGTTGTCCAATACATCCACAATTTGAACCTACTTTTCTAATACTAAATGTATACGGAGCTCCAACAAATTGCATTGTGTAAGCAGCTGTATCAGTAACTACAAAAATATAATCTTTTGCTTTTATAACAGCTCTTATTTCGGTTCCATCATCAAGTTGAAAAGTTCCAGCAGTGTTAACTGAAGTGGGTTGATAAACTGAATAATTTTCTTGAGTAGAAAATCTTATAAACATTTTATCTTGAGAACTTACAGTTCCAATAGTGGTTTCAGTACCAAAATGAATAAAATGTCTATCTTGGTCTGAGGTTAAAGTTATAATTGTTCTTGTAGGTGCAGAGGGCATAACTGTTGCTCTTGTTGTCAATGCTGAAGCACTTGATTGAATAGGCTGCCAAGTAAAAGTTCTTCCGTTTAAAATAGTTGCTGTTAGTATTTGACCAAAATTATCTAAAGACCAGTTTGCAGGATATAAGGTAACTGAAGAGGATAAAGAAGCATCACCCCATCCTGTAAATACTTCAATAGAAGAATTATCAGCGTGGGCTGCAGTGCTTGTTCCATTTACCGCTCGTGTGATACCTGTTAAAGACGTAGAAGTAATTCCCGTATAAGATATTAATTCATTATCAACTTTTATAACTCCAGCTGACGGAAAACCAGTTGTGCTGTCTACGTCAATTGTAGTACCTGTTCCTCCTGTTCCATTAGTGTCGTTTAATAAAGCTCCATCTAATTGATTGGTAACTCCTGTAGCTCCAGCCCAAGCTCCTGTTCCCCAACCAAATCCAAAAGTTTGACCAACACTTCCTGCTTTTACATAACGATTAATCGTACATGCCCCATCTGTTGTTGAGTTAGAAGCAGCGGATGCCATAGTAATTGTAAACTGAGTTGCACTTAATCTTGCTGTAACTTCATAAGTAACGTCTTCAAAATCGCCAGCAGAATATCCAGATCCTGAAGGAGGAGTTACACTTGTAAATGTAAATAAATCTCCTTGATCTAAATTATGGCCAGCAAGAGTTACAGTAACTGTTGTTGTACCGTTTGTAGTAAATGTTCCTCCAGATTGTGCTGTTTCTAAAGGAGTAATATCGTAAAAAGCCCCTGAGTAATATATGATTAAAGCTTTATGTGTAGCTAAAGCTGCATAGATTCTACCATCTAAATCTGTCCATTGATGTTGAGCCCTTACAACTCCTACAAGAGTATTAGAAGTAATTTTAGACCATCCACCTATTTTTTCAGGTAATCCATATCTAAATCGAACAAAATCACCATCAACATATTGACCCTCAGCTGCAGTATCTGTGATTTGTTTATTATATCCTGGTCTTATATTAATTAAATTTAAAGGCATAAACTATTATAACACAATGTATTATAAAATTTAAGCATCGTAATGTTAGGTATTTTCAACTCTAACAGGATCTCCTAAGTCTCTTCTACAATCAAAAATTCTGTTTTTTTGAGGCCCGTCTGCATAAACCCAATGAAAAAATACTTGTGCTTGTGCATCTCCTTGAAATTCATCTCTCCAATGTTCAAGCTTTGCACCATGATAAACAACTGCGTCTCCTGGTTTTATATCAAAAGGTTTACCTTCAACTATAAGAGGCCATTTTGTTCCACAGCCACCTAGGTTAATACTAGCAGTGATTTCACAACTTGGTCTATCAGTGTGTCTTTTTAAAGTTGAAAATTTATTATACAGTCTCCAAAAAGAATAAGTAGGTAAAATTTTTTTTCCAATTACTTTTTCAAAAATTTCTGTTTTGATCTTTAAAAGACTTTCCATAATAGTATCACCATAAAAAGCAGTTTCACCTAAAGAAGTTTGTTGATCGTCAAAATTATGAAAGTTCCAACTATGTTTAATTTGACAATATATATTTAAAAGTCTTAACTCTGATTTAGTTAAAACTTCAGGCACATACCAAAAATTATTTTTTAAGACATCCATGTTACTATTACAAATCTTGTTCCTTTTATAACAGGCATAGCTTGATGTGGAAACAAAGAACAACTTGGCCACATAATTAATCTACCTGCTTTTTTTGTTACTTCTTTAATTTCTTTATTAGCATCATAAAACTTTAAACTTCCGCCTTCATAATCATCGTTCAACATAATAATTGCTGATATTTCTCTAAATGCAGTTTTGCAAGAATCTACATGTCTAGTATAAAAACCGCCTTCTTCGTATTTTAATAAAGTTAAACCTTCAATATTGTTAATAGATATATCTAAACCAAATTCTCTTAAATATATTCCAGAAGCCATAAATAATCTTTTTTGTAAATACCTTAACCAATGAGTTTCAGTATGATTTTTTCTTTCTGTTAAATAATATTCTAAAGCATTTCTACTACTTCTATCAGTAATTCGTTCGTCATTTTCCAAAATTATTTTTGTTTCTTCAAAGTTTTTGTTTTTAAAAGTTCTTAATATTGCTGAAACTTGAATAGGTTTTAAAAAGTTATCTACTACTTTTATAAATTTTGTTAATCCCAATGTTTTTTCTTCCATATAGAATCTCTATACCACCTTCTTATTTTAGATGCATATGAAAACATACTTTTTCTATGATCATATTTAGTTTTCTTTTCAATCTTCATTTTCCATTTTTCTCTTTTAAATGGTATGACACTAATAACAGGTTCTCCTTTTTTTAGCAACCAAGTTCCTTTCTTATGTATAACTATTGGAAAATTTGGAGGTAGATCATTACCATCATCTACAATACCTGTAAGAGGCGTGAACCGTGGATCGGGCCTATTTAATAATGGTAATAATAGACAACTGTACCCTTTAGGAAGTATTATTGAAAAAGGATTTAATATTTTATAAAAAGCTTTTTCTTGATTCATTGAAACAAACGGACAACCTCCTTCTTTACCTCCTAGTTGATCTATTGGATGAGTTTCATTTCCATGATTAATATTTTCAAATAATTTATCTAAGGATGTTTGGGTCTTGGAATTATTTCTAATTTCGTTACTTACGTTTACCCAAACATCCTCTACACCTTGAGGTGTTTCTTTTAAAAAATTAAATTCTTGATCTATTGGATTTTTTAAAACATAACCTGTCATCAAACTATCTTGAAAAGGCATACAGCCTCTTATTGTAAATCCTTTATTATCTGGTAAATTAAGTTTTAATTTAAGAAACCATTCAGGTATGTGAAGTTTAGCAGGTTCAGGACATATTAACTTATCCTCCGTAATTATATCTACGGCTTTGAATATTATTTCTTGCATCAATCTATACTTCTAAAATTAGAGGTACAGATATACTATTATTCATAAGAGCGTCAACCCAATTTTTTCCTGTAATTGAAGGTAGTTCGCCAGGTGTTGTTATTAACGTATTTAAATCAATTGCTTGTAAATTACTTAATTTAGTTGTCCACGATGCAGGTTCATTTTCATTATTTTCAACTGCATGTTTTACAGCTTCAATATGCTTATCTAATTCTTTTTGTAATTCAATTAGATTAAAAGAAACATCATCTCTTACTAAATCATTCCAAGTTCCATCATCATAAGATTTTGTTGATCTAATTAATCCATTGTATTGATCATCAGTACAAGATTCAGCAGTAAGACCCATTGATTCCCAAAATGTTTTTGAATCTTCACTTGTTGCCACTTTAGAAAAGTAGGAATTATTTTTCATTATATAATTTGTCATAGTTCTCCTTTATTACGAAATGTGGT